GTTTTACATTCACTGCCCACGAATGTTTACCTTAAATAAGAGTAAACAACCAACTCGCCAGACTCTACTCAGAGAGAGACGTTTCATAGGCGAACCTAATCCCCGACTTCGGACTCCTCAATAGTTCAGTTTATAACTTAATACCCTACACTAGGTTTTCACACCTAATGGGTCCTGACTAGAGAGTGTCTTTCATAGAGCGAGACAGAGCTGTTAGTAATGATTATCGGACATTGTTCCGATTACCAGTAGGTGGAGAGGAAGAGGATCCTTTTAAAGTTTTACCTTTAATAGGAGGTCTCTTTTTCCCTTTATCCATAGGAACAAATAAATGCATAACTTTGGACCAAAAAGAGTAATTCTCACTTGGTGGAAGGAATGTATCATCGGAAATAACCGGTGGTACCATTCGATCCAACAAGGGAGCTTTATCCTTAATTGGCTCATTGATTGCTTTATCTGTACTCTGGATCACCTTCCAATAAGCTGACGCTTCTGGAAGATATACTTTCCCAATATCTGATCTTAACCACTGAGGTTTTAAATCCTTAGCTTTAGATCTATCTCTATCAGGAATCTCAAGTTTAAATTTAGAAACAAAAGCTTCTAATTTATCCCTGAAATTAATGGCAGAGGTAAGATCTGGGTTTCGATCAAACATTTGGATGTATATCCACGCCATATCGAAAACACCTTGGTCATCATCCTTAAAACCGTAGAGTAAGTTTCTACTTAACTCGAGAAGGAGTAGATGGAATCTTCCTTTGAACGAACCGAATTCTCGGTCACCTTGAAGGAACACTGCATCAGAAGTTAGCTCGGATAACAGTTTACCAGGAATGTCCTCATACGATTCCTCAAAAAGGAAAAGTCGAGAGAGAGTCTCAGTAAAGATGTTGGTTCTAAGCCATCTAAAGATGGAAAGCGTCCCCACTTGGTTCCGGATCTCCGACCGGCTCAAGGTCAGATAACCCTTATCGAAGATTTTACCTCGATAAGAATCTGTAATTGACCATAGGAGTGTCAATATATCATGCACCGTTGTCCGTACAGGAACTTTACCTTCGTGTGAAGCTTCCTCCCCTTTCGAGGGATCCACGACATACGCGATCGCATCTTCATAGCTCAAAAAGCCCCTAAAGGCAAAATGACTAAGAAGTGAAACCATCAACCCTTGCGAGGCCTCGGTCTCCAAAAGGTTGTTACGGATAGAGTGAGTTGTTCCTAGGATTAACCTAGATAACAACCCATCTCTCCAAACAATACCTTTAGCCCCCAATGTTAAAATCAGATTTACTCTGTCTTTAACACTAGTTGCAGAAATAAACATCTTCCAGCTGAGAGCAGAAACATCTATTCCATTGAATCCTGTTCGTTTAGCAAATTCAAATGCTTTACTACTA